CCCCGTAGGCGGCTCAAGGTTGTTTGATGACGCCTTAACGCCGAACGACTTGGTGGCGGCGGGGTTTGTTGGTACAGTTACGGTATTGGTTACTTAAAGGAAAAAACATGGCTACCTTTAGCAAGAAAATGATGGGCAAAGAAGTTGGTCAAGCCAGCGTCTACGCCAAACCTCACACCATGAGTGGCAAGGTCGTTAAGGCCTCCAGCAGCCCCGGCAAAGAGCCAAACCAAAGCAATGCGGATACTGTCTGCATGAGCGTGGGCGGCATCAGCAATAAGCCTGATGGCATGGGCACCAAAACCAGCGGCATCAAAACTCGCGGTAATGGCTGCGCTACAAAAGGGACCATTGCCCGTGGGCCAATGGCGTAAGACATGAACTACGTCGAGCTTAAAGAGAACATCGCCCGCATCTGTGAAAACGAGTTCACAGAGCCGGAGTACGCGCTCTTTACGGAGCAGGCTGAGCAGCGTATCTACTCGACCGTTCAGCTTGCAAACCTGCGAAAGAACGTCACCGGGACTATTACTGCGTCAAACCAGTACCTGCAAGCTCCTGATGATTTTCTCTCGGTGTATTCACTGGCGGTGTACCCTGCTGCTGGCGGCGCGTATGAGTTCTTGCTGAACAAAGATGTGAACTTCATCCGTCAGGCATATCCAAATCCAGCAACAACAGGCAAGCCCAAGCACTACGCCATTTTTGGGCCACGTTCGGATGACGTGAATGAGTTGAGCTTTATCATTGGCCCAACTCCTAACACCACCTACAACACAGAATTGCACTATTTCTATTACCCTGAGTCCATTGTGACCGCCGGAGAAACATGGCTTGGTGAGAACTTTGACTCAGCGCTTCTTAACGGCGCATTGGTCGAGGCCATACGCTACATGAAGGGTGAGCCCGACATGGTTAAACTGTATCAAGAGATGTACCTCCAGTCGATTGCCTTGCTCAAGAACCTCGGTGATGGGAAACAAAGGGGCGATGCCTACCGAAGCGGTCAGGTCCGCATTCAGGTCAACTAACAGGAAACAAGCATGCCCATCGCACAATCTCTTTGCTCTTCGTTTAAACAGCAGATTTTGCTGGGCGAGCACGACCTTGACACGGATGTTATTAAGTTGGCTCTGTACACCAGCGCAGCAGATTTGGGCGCAGGCACTACGGTGTACTCTACATCAAATGAAGTTGTTGGCGCTGGGTATACCGCAGGCGGCAACACACTAACTGGAGCCACAGTTTCTCTTTCTGGAACTACTGCATATGTGGATTTTGCGGACACCACATGGACTACTGCGACCATCACCGCTCGTGGTGCGTTGATATACAACAGCAGTAAGTCCAACAAAGCCATTGCTGCGCTTGACTTTGGCTCAGACAAGACCACGACCGCAGGTGACTTTGTTGTTCAATTCCCCACAAATGATGCCAGCTCCGCCATTGTGCGGATTGCCTGATGGGGGTTGAATGTCTTCAACAACCGTTTTGGTCACTGGGGTAACGGGCCAAGGTCTCGTTGGGGGCGTCAACGTCTGGTCGGTAATTAACGACACGCAGACCGCAAACTGGCAAAATATCACTGACGCTCAATCCCCCGGCTGGGCGCAGGTCGGGACAACGCAATCTCCGGATTGGCAGCCAGTGGCTGCGTAAGGAAAATCATGGCAACAGCATATACCTCCCTTCTTGGTCTGGCACTTCCAGTTACCGGCGAACTTTCTGGCTCTTGGGGTGATATAGTTAACAGCTCAATCACCTCCCTGCTTGACTCAGCAATTTCTGGGACCACCACATTAAGCGCCGATGCGGACGTGACGCTAACCACCACGGATGGCGTAGCTAACCAAGCACGTCAAGCTATTTTGCTGTGGACTGCCGGAGGCTCTACGACCCGCAACATCACGGCCCCTGCGCACAGCAAGGCTTACTTTGTAATCAACAAGACCAGCAGCACACAGAGCATTGTGATCCGTGGGGTTGGCCCTACAACGGGCGTGACGGTGCGAGCAGGCCAACAGGCCTTGGTGGTTTGGAATGGCGTTGATTTTGTCGAGGTGGCATCTGGGGATGTGGATGGTCCATCTTCTGCAACTGACAATGCCGTAGCCCGATTTGACGGAACCACTGGCAAGCTGATTCAAAACAGCCTAGTGACCATTGACGACTCCGGCAACGTATCGGGGGTTGTTCAGATAAACACAACGACTGTTGATGCAACCAACGTAGAGGTTACAAACATCAAGGCCAAGGACGGCACTGCCGCCTTGCAGATTGCTGACTCTACCGGCGTGGTCTCTGTAACCGCCGCACCCGTGCTGACGGCTCTGACAGCCAGCCAAGCGGTGTTTACAAATGGCTCAAAGGCGCTGGTAAGCAACGCCATCACAGGTACGGGTAACGTGGTGATGTCCACCTCCCCAACGCTGGTAACTCCGGCTCTGGGTACGCCATCATCAGCTACCCTTACAAACGCAACAGGTTTGCCAATTTCAACTGGTGTAGCTGGTCTTGGTGCTGGAGTGGCAACCTTCCTTGCTACCCCTTCGTCGGCCAACTTGGCGACAGCGGTAACTGATGAAACAGGCTCTGGGGCCTTGGTATTTGCCACCTCGCCAACTTTGGTGACGCCAGCTTTGGGCACACCATCTGCTTTGGTTGGAACCAACATTACCGGAACCGCAGCGGGCTTGACGGCTGGCAACGTGACGACAAACGCCAACCTGACTGGCGCAGTTACTTCCGTTGGTAACGCTACATCGCTTGGGTCGTTTACATCAGCTCAGCTTTCTGGCGCTTTGACAGACGAAACCGGCAGCGGCTCTGCTGTGTTTGCCACCTCGCCAACTTTGGTGACTCCTGCTCTTGGCACGCCATCGTCTGCCACTTTGACCAACGCAACAGGCTTGCCTATTTCCACAGGTGTTTCCGGTCTTGGCACTGGCGTAGCAACTTTCCTTGCCACACCCTCAAGTGCAAACCTGCGCACTGCGGTAACTGACGAGACTGGCACTGGCGCATTGGTATTTGCCACAAGCCCTACGCTGGTCACCCCAGCTCTAGGCACTCCCTCTGCACTGGTGGGCACAAACATCACCGGCACAGCAGCAGGCCTGACAGCAGGCAATGTGACCACCAACGCCAACTTGACGGGCGCTGTCACATCGGTGGGCAATGCCACTTCACTCGGGTCGTTTACATCAGCACAACTTGCCGGAGCTTTGACCGACGAAACAGGCAGTGGATCGGCTGTGTTTGCTACAAGTCCAACATTGGTCACTCCAGCCTTGGGAACACCCTCCAGTGCGACTTTGACCAACGCCACGGGCCTACCCATCAGCACAGGCGTCAGCGGCCTTGGAACGGGCGTGGCTACGTTCTTGGCAACTCCATCGTCTGACAATTTGCGCTCTGCAGTGACAGATGAGACCGGAACTGGCGCTTTGGTGTTTGCAACCAGCCCAACCTTGGTGACTCCTGCTCTTGGTACGCCATCCAGCGGAACGGTCACAAACCTGACTGGCACGGCGTCCATCAACATCAACGGCACTGTGGGCGCTACAACAGCCAACACTGGCGCGTTTACTACGCTGTCCTCTACGGGAAACACCACCCTTGGTGATGCCTCTGCTGACACCGTAACCATTAACGGCACTGTGCAGCCCGGTGTGGTTATTTCTGGCACGAGTTCCAGTAATGCTCTGCGTATTACTCAGCTTGGTGCGGGCAACGCTTTGTTGGTTGAGGACTCGACCAATCCTGATTCAACACCGTTTGTTATTACAAATTCTGGGAACGTTCTTGTTGGCACAACAGCGACAAGAAGTGTTGCTAGTTCATTTCAAACTTCCACAACCGCACAGATATTTAACGAGCTAACATCGAGCGACCTTGTTGGATTAACGACTGTATTAAACAGGAACGATTCAAATGGTGTTCGTGTGATTCTTGGCAAGTCTCGCGGGACAACTGTTGGTAGCACAACGGCTCTTGTAAACGGCGACTCTATTGGGCAAATTATATTTGCGGGCGCTGACGGAACAACACTTGATCCAATAGCAGCTCAAATTCTTGTCCAAGTAGACGGCACTCCCGGCACAAACGACATGCCCGGTCGCATTTCTATCAGTACCACTGCTGATGGCGCAAGCTCTCCTACTGAGCGTGTTCGCGTTAACTCGTCGGGACTTACAACAGTTGGCTTTACCGCAGCCACGGGCACTGCGTTGTCCACTACAGTTGCTGCCAAACTTTACTCATCTAACACAACGTATACAGACGGCACAACTGCGGCGTCCGGCACTGTTGCCCACGGGACAATAGCGTCTTTTGATAATTCAGCCATTGCCGCGACAAACGCCACCGTAACCTACACCAACGCATCTACGTTGTATATTGACGGCGCACCTACTGCCGGGACTAACGTCACGATCACCAACCCATATGCGCTCTACGTTGCGGCAGGTGGGGTGTATTTTGGGGGCGCAGTCTCAGCAGCCGACCCAATTGTTCAGCAGTCAGACATCGGCTCTGCACCAAACGAGATTCCGCTGAATCAGTACTTGGGCAACTTGGCGTATCAAGACGCTGCAAACATTGCTGGCCCTGTGGGGGTGGGTGGTGCTCTCAGTACAGTGGGGGTAGCTACTTTCTCCGCAGGCACTACTGCGGCTCCTGCAATCACCACATCAGGAGATACCAACACGGGTATTTTCTTTCCTGCCGCAGATCAGGTGGGTATTGCAACAAACGGCGTAGAGCGAGTTGAGTTTGGCAACACCGAGACAGTCTTTAATGACGGTGGGGACAATGTTGACTTTAGGGTAGAGGGCGACACAAACGCCAATCTGTTGTTTGTGGATGCGAGTGCGGACGCAATAGGTATTGGTACAGCTTCGCCAAACGCTTCAGCCATCCTAGACGCTCAAAGCACCACCAAGGGCGTGAGGATGCCCAACATGACCACAACGCAGAAGAACGCTATTGTCTCTCCTGCTGCTGGTTTGATGGTGTTTGACACCACACTTGCAAAGCTCAGTGTTTACTCAGGCGTTGCTTGGGAAACAATCACTTCGCTATAAGGAAACAACATGAGCATTCAATCCAACTTCCCCGCGATCAA